GTTTAAGTGCTTCAGGTCCATACTTTTGTATTCCTTTTTTTACACCGTTTGTTACAAAATATCTTCCTGCTGTTGCCAGTGCAGGTCCTGCTAATAGTGGTAGTGGCATTTTTTTCTCCTTTAGAAATAACGCCTGTCGTCCGTCATGGTACGAGGCGTTGGGTTAATTAAATTAGACTTCATAGTCTTCATTGATTTTTTATAATCGTCCATTGCAAAAGCTGCTTGTTGTGCACTTTCTTTAAACTGCCAAACATAGTAACGTGCTTTAGCAGTTATAATATTTGTATACTGTTCTGGAAAAACTACTGTGTCTCCATGTGCTGCAAGTTTAGTAGGTTTTTCAAAAGCATAAAAATGTATGTTGTACACTTTATCAGGTATTGGACTTAATCCAAACTTCCTGCCATCTGGTGATTTAATAACTCTAGAAGGCTCACCATAAGCCTGTGCACCTGCATCGTCTGCATTCTCACTGTCTCTGTAATATCTTTTCCAATCAGCTAGACTTAAAAAGCCTAACCCTCTTGAGACAAAGGGAGCTGTTTCACCACTAACGTTAATGGTTGTTAAATAAAAATCATCCCAGTCTATCGAAGCGTAATCATCTTTGACACTTGAGCTACTTACTTTTAACTCGTACCATCGGGTACCAGCTACAGAAGCTACAGTCACGTTTCCATAGAAGGGGTCAGTTGCACCACTTTCACCGGCTGTGAAAAATGGTAACTGCGGTTCTTCATTTGCTATATCAAATATAGCTTTGTTAACAGAGTCTTTAACAAACTGCTGTAATCCTACAGCACTTGTAAAGTTTGCAGAAGTAAGAGGAATCTCATTGAGTTCTCTTAATACTTCGTTAGTTAAATCTAAATATGTTGTTGCCATTATTTACCTTTAGCTTTTACTTGTGCTTTTTTACTTAAATCTTTTAAATGAAATAACTTTACACTAGTTTTAGTATGTGATTTACCTGTGTGTAAAGTACCATTAGACATCTTGTGAGAATTGCCTGTGTGTTCAGTGCCGTCTCTTTTGTAATGTTTTACGCCTTTCATATTAACAAGGTTTAGCTTTTGGCATTCCACCTTCTTGATACATTGATCTACTACCTGAATAAACTTTTTGTCTTTCAGGTTTTGACGTACCACCATAAGATTTTGGCATTCTCTTTGGATTCATTTTATCCTTCATTTTTTTATCTGAACTGTACATCATATCTTTCTCCTTTTTTAAAATAGGTGGAGGAATCTTGAGACTCCTCCGGTTTGGTATCAGTTAATACCGTAGACTGTATTACTAACCCGCTTGAGTTGTTGTAATTGCGTCTTGAACTTTACACTGCCCGTTAACATACCAGTTAGTGCCATCGCACCATACATGAACAAAATCTCCATGTAATGCTTTGTTAGCTACTAATGAAATAGTATCTGCGTCTTCAACAAACGCTACACTTCCTGCTGCATCTTCTGCTGAAGATATGCTACCTACAATAATATTAGCACTTGCTGCTGTTACTATTGTATGTGTGCCTGTAGGAACTGTTCCTCCAACATAAAACCAAAACTCTAATCCTGCCGCTGGGAGAGGAAGAGTTGAGACTTTAGCTGCTGCTATATTCATTATAAAACGAGTACCTGACTCTGCCGCTGTAATTACATTAGTTGCAACTACTACTTCAACGTCTGAAGGCTTCTGAATTTTCTCAGATAATACTCGAACATCAACTGTTCTTGCTGAATTACGTCCAGTATCTCTTATATTTTCAATTGTCATTTTTATTTACCTCTTGTAAAATTTATGTGTTAAAAGTAGAGGAGTCCGAAGACCCCTCCAAATTCGACAACTTAGTCAATACCGTAGAAAGCACTTACTATAGCTTCGTCTCTAAGTACTTTCGCACCATAGACATGAAGACCACGCACAATGTCACCAAACGATGTTGGGTCTCTCAACACTTCTGTTGAAAGGATTGTGTTAGCAGTTGCAGTAGAAGACATGTGACCAGCCATACATTTACCAGCAGCATTAGATGTTGCAGCAATGTTGTTTGACTTGTACATTTCAAATCCTCTTAGTTTTCCACTAGATACTAATCCATTTCTAATTGAGCCTTGTCCACCATTGTAGTCGACAGATAGCAATTTAGAACTAGATTGTCCTAAGACTTCATAAAAGTCAGGACTTGCAACAAACCATCTACCTTCTTCAGGTACATTCTGTTCGTCTAATAGTCTTGACATTCTACCCATAAGGTCTAGAGGGTCGTGTTCACCAGAACCAAAACCTATATCCAGACCACCTGTTCCATCAAAAGTTCCAGCTGCTAAATCAACAGCACTGTCTGAACCTAAAATGTGATTAGGTGATGAAGCTGAACAACCGGCAAACATAGTTGCTAATACAGCAGCGTCATATGAATCTTTCAATGCATAAGCAGCTGATGAAGAAGCCATTTCTTTGAAGTTGACATGTGACATATTACTTTCAATATCATCAACGATGAATTTAAAAGCTTTAGCACTATCAACAACCAAAGTAATCTCTTGGTCTGTCAGTCTAGTTTCAGTTGTATCGCTATTTCTTGTGTAATCAGACACTGAAATAACGGGTTCTTTAATTATCTTTACGGAATCTCCGAAAGATGAAATTTCACCGGCATAGTCGGTGTTAGTAATTGCTTCAATAACCGAGGCTTTCCTAAAAAAGTTCATTACCTTTTTAGAGTAAACCGAAGGTAAAAAGAAACTATTGTTCTGTCCGGCAACTGAGTTTCCAAAGTTGGCGTTAGTATCCGTGCTCGGTTCAAAAAATTGAGCCATGATATTTTCTCCTATTTATAGTTAATTTAAAATTTTGCCCTGTTGCCAAGCTTCTGATATAGCAGTTTCGTGCTTATCAAACTCTTGTGGCGACATTGCATCAATTTCCTTTAGTGACCAGACCTTCTCCTGATTAGGTTCTATACTAGTTGTTTTAGTAGAGACCATGTCAGCAGCAGACTGTCTAGTCGGTTTTTTAGAAGATGACTTAGTCTTCGTAGGCTCTATACCTAAGTCCTTTTTAAAAAGGTCTAAGGCACGAGAAGCAAGGTCAGAGTCATCAGCATTATTGTATATCCAGTTTTGAATAGACTCAGGCTGTTCCTTTGCCCAACCATGGAAATCGTCACTGTTTTTGATATCTTCAAAATCAGGATGTTTATCCATTAATCTTTGTTCTGCACTTTGTCTTACCAACTGTGTCTCGCGTTCTTGGAGTTTACTAAGGCGTTCTTCTAGAACTTTTGCTTTAGACTCAGATTGCATATGAGCTACAGTTTCTACGACATCGTACACATCAGGATACTCTTCCTTAAACCTTTCTAAATCTTCTGGAGACTTCGGAGCTTTGTAGGTTGGTCTATTTTTAGTAGCTTCTTCTAACAACTCTTGTTCTCTAGATTTAAACTGGTCAAGTTTAGAATCATAATGTTTTTTTAAATCATCATAGCGTTTTTTATAATCTGGCTTTTGATAAGGACTAACCCTATCTTTTTCCAGTTCTTCAGTATTAACACTTCCCTCAGCCTGAACTTCGGTTATGTCATCACTATTGAAAAGCTTATTCTGTGGCTCTTCAAAAAACATACTGTTTGATGATACAAAGGCTTTATCTTCGCCTGTACTGTGCCAACTCTTATTTTTATTATAAGGGTTAGCTACTTCTTCTTTGACTTTATTAGTCATCTTCTTTCTCCTAGAGGGGCTTAGTTCACAAGGTAGCTCTATGTCGACTAGAGGGCTTGTATGTAAAGGTAGCCTTTTGGTTTAATTTGATAAAGTGCCGAGTAATTAATTCGGGTAGCTTTATCTAGTGTTAGGGTTTAATCTAGGATTAACTTTACGCATATCATTAGAAACATCAGATTCTTCATCTTCTATTTCTTCTTCATCGTAAACTCCTCCCATTGCAAACCCTTCTCTTTCTTCTGCAGCATCTTCAGCTTCTTTCATCATAGACATTAAAACGTCTTCTCCGATTTCTTCCACAGCTTTTGCAGTAAAAACAAATTCTCCGTCCGACAACCTTGCAGGTATCGAATCAGAGACGCCAGTACCCGGACCTTCAACAGGACCAGACCCAGCAAATTCTTGTGCCATATCTATTACTTTATCAAAAAGCATAGACATTTCATCATCTTGTTCTAGTTTTGACATTAGCATATCTTCTTCTTCTTCTGAGAGTGCTTCGCCAAGTATGTAATTTAAATATCCTTCTTCCATGTTATCGTCAGGTTCCATCATAGAATTTGAATCATCGTCTAATAATGAACCGCCTTCTGCCCTAGGTGTTCTGTCTTCTTTTTTATTTGGTCTAAGAGAAACTATAGCATCAAAAAAAACACCCGGCTCTACTTCATAATCTGTTTCAGTTCTATTTATAATAGCTC